CTGGCCTACAACAACAAGGGCCACATCGCGGGCGGCGTGCAGCTTGGCTTCACGGATCTGGATCGTGTGATCATGGGCCTGAAGACCGGCTTGTTTGTCATCGCGGCACGCCCTTCTCGCGGCAAGACGGTGCTGGCCTGCCAGATCGCGCTGAATGTGGGCACCGGACGCGGCCATTACCACGAGTTCAAACAGGCACCCATTCCGGTGCTGTTCTTCTCACTGGAAACCACCGACCGGGCGCTGACGCGGCGCATGCTACTGAACGAATGGACCGTGCCGATCTCCAAGGCGCGTGACGGTCTGATGTCGCGAGCGGAGCAGGACAAGCTGGGCGCGGCGGTGGCGGAGCTGAGGCGCTCGCACATCTGGCTGCATGAATCGTTTGGGATGACGATTCAAGAACTGCGAGCCACGGCCCGCATGCAAATCTCCCGCCTGCCAGAACGCACCGACGGCCTGCCCAAGTGCGTGGTGCTGCTCGATTACCTGCAACTGCTCAGCAGCAGTTCGCGCCGTGCGCAGCAATCGCGGCAGATCGAGATCGCTGAAATCAGCATGGGGCTGAAGCACCTGGCGCATGAGTTTGACATTCCCGTCATCACCCTGGCGCAGTTGAATCGCGACGGCGACAAGGCCCGCCCAGGCATGGCCGACTTGCGCGAGAGCGGCCAGATCGAGCAGGACGCGGATTACATTGGCATGATCTGCGATGCCCCAGAAGAATTGACGCAGGGCGAAGACGGACTGCCGAGCGAGCAGGAATACATGGGCTTTGACCTGGCCAAGAACAAAGACGGTCCCACAACCACCGATGGCGCTCCGCTCGTGTTCCCATTCGACAAGAGCATCTTCCGCCTGCGGAGCTGGAGCGACTCACTGCTGAGCAACAACGCCCGCGACTATCAGGCAGGCTACAAGAAGCCTGCCAAGGCCAGCAAAAAGGAACCCGGCAAAAACTGGCGCGACAAGTCCGCGCCTGCCGGTGCCAGCCTGGCTGATTTTGAAGACTGATTTTAACCCAAAGCACAAATCAAACAACACCATGACAAGCATCCTCATCCTCACCGACGACGAACCCAACAGCACCGCCACGCAGCAACGTCTGCATGATGTGGTGATCGAGATTGACGACAATGGCGACGGCCATGTGATCAAGAACCGCCACGGCAGAACTGACCAAATTTTGGGCTCCAAAAAGCCCGGCGAGTGGCGCGACTTCATTCAAGCCATGGCGATTTCTTAAACTTCACCAACATACCCACACACCATGCACAACAAACTGAACGCCTACATTGACCCGTCCAAACTTCAGGGGGCGGTTTTGATGACCCTCAAAGATAAGCACCAACAGCCGACTGAATGCCTCGTTATTCCGCTGAAGAACTCGCGCATCAAACGCTCGGAGAAATCGGGCCGACTGGGCTTGTCGATCGACATCGTGCCGAACAAGGACGGCAAGGATGATTTTGGCAACACGCACTGGATCAAGGAAAGCACGACCAAGGCGGAGCGTGAAAGCCCGGAGCCGCCTAATCTGCCGTTCCTGGGCAATGCCAAGGAGTATGAGGCCGGTGGGCAGCGCACGGCGCGGCCTGCGGGCGGATCGCCTGTGATCAGCGGACAGGACACGGGCGGGCTGAGCGAGGGGATGGAAGATGATGACATTCCGTTTTGATCCGCAGATTTCACCGATTCAAACCTGATTTTTATGAGCGAAGCACTGACCACCACGGAACTGGGGATGAGCGTGTCTGTCACGCTGAAAAAGCCCTCCGCGTGGTCGGGTGGGGAGCATGATGGTTCACGGTTGACGGTGGAACAGCGGGCGCAGATCCGGGCGCTGTGGGCGCAAGGCCGGAGTAAACTAGCGATTGCCAAGGAACTCAAGCACAGCCGGAACACGATCGCGGAAGTGATCGACGAGGATGGGGAAATCGGAGCGCACCTGCGGGAGACGCGCGCCACGCGCATGCTGGTGGAGGAAGAAGACCTGCGGCGCATGCGGGCCGAGGTGATGGAAGACCTGCATGGCAAGGACAAGCTCAAGGTGGGCGACTTGAACAGCGCCATGATGATCGGCAGCATTGCCATCAAGGACGCGGGCGGCAGCGCTCCGCAGCGCATCGAGGTGAGTGTGGAACACGAGTTTAAGGCCGCTGCGGAACTCATGACAGGCGGAGCACGGCAGCCAGTGAGCTTTGCGCCGGTCATGGAAGCGGAGCTGGTGCCGGTGACGGATCAGGAAACGCAAAGCAACGAAACAAGTGCTGGCACCGCCCCCGAGGGCGAGGCTGGCCAACACTCACGACCATGAAATCAAAAACAGACACCGAGAACACATCGGGGGGCGGTTGCTCCAGCCACGACTTGTTAGCCGTTGTGCGAGTGATCCCGCATCCATGGAAAAACGGGGAAACTCGGAATGTCTATGAGTTCCCGGTGACGCGCAAAATAATCATTGAGGCTGATCCAACCATCCCAGAGTCTGAAATCATCGCCATGGCCAAACGCTGCCACGACAAAGAGATCAGTCTGGAAATCATGGGCGGCGGTTATCAACTGTCCCTTTCTCCGGCTAACGATCAAGCTCTGCCAGCAAGGGGCATAACCACAAAAGAACCATGAAGACCAAGAAACCAGCGCCGAAGCGCAAAACTCCAAAGACTACTAAGCAGCCCCGGCGGTTGGCACCAGTGCCGGGTTCGGCTTCCGTGCCGCTGCCGATATGCCTCCTGCGAATGGTGGTGCAAGTCGAAGACACTCCAGCCAACCGCACGGCGCTGTCGGTGGCAAAAGCCCAACTGCTCCGCGACTCGACATTCGATGGCGCGCAAAGCGTGGTCAAGATGGAGCAACTGGCGGTGATCTCGCTGTGTAAGCCGAACGCTCAGGCTGTGCCCAACGGCGAGCGAGACGCACCGCCAACACGATAGATCAACTACGAGCCGTTGGCACCAGCCGATGGTTCAGCCCGAAAACACATGAGACCATGAAAACCAAAGAACCCTGCTCAGAGAACTACCAGCGCGGATGGAATGACGCGCATCACGACGTGACAGTGAAAGGACTGTGGCAATCGACGAACAAGGTCGAAGAGATCAACCCAGCACCGGACTATGTGGAGGGCTACCTAGCGAGCCAAGACAACCTCCTGGAAGAACGTGCAGCAGCCAGGCTGAACGTCTAAGCGCAGATACCGCGAACCTAAGACTATGAATACACTACAACCAGCCCAGAGCGGTTATCTGCCGCGCCTTGTTCGGCTTTTGCCGCGATGGGCAAAGCAGGCGCTGTATGCACCCGCAATCCACCGACTCGACGACATGGCCGCCGACATCAAGCGGGACATCGACGCCGAAAAAGACCCTTCTCGCAGGGACCGACTGATGAAGGAATATCTCATCTGCTCATCGGCCTCTAGCTTCCTGGTAAATGATGAATAAGCCGAACAGTGATTATTCAGAACAACTTTCCAGATAGCCACCCCAAAACCAGAAAGGCATGACCGATCTCGAACGCATTCAAACCCGCAAAGACTGGGAAGCCCGACTGGCCCGGCAGACGCCGCATGCGGTGTATCAGCCGGTTGAAATCGACTGGGCGCAGCCGTGGGATGAAGCGGGATGCACGCTGCGGATGCGCGAGCGGCTGGCGATTGATGAGGCTTTTCTGAACGATCTGCGCTATCACGAGCGGGTGCAGGAAATGCGGGTGACGTGGGAGCAGGTGAAGCAGTGGGAGGAGCTGCGGAAATCATGGATTAAGCGGATGGCCAAAGATCCGTTCCAGTTTGGTTGGATTAGCGAATACTTCCGACCCATTCTGGTCGAACTGTGCCGCAAGCGGCTGGCGCATCCGGGGGAAGTGCTGGAAATGCTGGTGACGGGCGGGAATCGCCCTGGCAAAACCAAGACGCTGCTGCATTTGGCGGATTGTAATTTCATCTATGCACCCAAACCGCCGGGATTTGAGCACGATGAAACCTGGCAAGGACAGGTGATGGTGCTGCATGAGTCGGAGAAGATGTCACGGCTGTGGCATCACCCAGAAATCTTCAACCATCTGCCGGCCGATCTCAAAGCGCAGGCGCGGAAGAAATCGACCGTGGATACCGCTTTCAACTACAACGCCAAGGGCTTCACCAATGACTGGTTCCAGGTGCTGGTGGAAGTGACCGACGAAGAAGGCCGGGCCTTTGCGGGCGGTGGCAAATTTGAAATGCGCAACTACGGGCAGGAGGAAGACACGTTTCAGGGCGGTGAATACAACACCATTTTGAGCGATGAATTGATCCCGCCCACGCTGGTGAAGACGCTGAACGCACGTTTGGCGTCCCGTGTGGAGATGACGCGCGAGCCGTGGTTTGTGGCACGCATTCAAAAACTGCTGAAGCTGCTGGAGTCGGGCGAGCCGTTTCATTTGATCCATCGCGCTTTGCTGGGTGCCGTGCTGCAAGGCGTGCATGTGATCGCCTTCACGCCGATCAAGGGCTACACCGCCACGGTAAAGCTGTTCTTGGCTGGTGCGCGGAAATACGGCTGGGCAGACGCGCCCGTGCTCAAGACGATGGCCGGAGCGCCCAGGACGCAGGTGCCACGCTTTGCGCAGCCGGTGGACCCGCTCCGCCTCGTGGCCTATGTGCCGACCTCGGCCAACATTTGGAAGCCTGCTTATCACGCCATCATGGGCGGGGCCATGAGCGGCGGGCATCGCCAGGTGCGCATGAAACTGTATGGCGACGTGGAACAGGATCAGCGCAGTGAGTTCAGCGCGGCGTATGAGCCGGACATTCATCTGTGCGACTGGAAGCAACTGCCTCGCACCGGCACGATTTACGAGGTGTTTGATCCCGCCGGGGCCAAGCCGTGGGCGATGGGCTGGTATCTGGTGGATGAGATGGAACGTGTGTGGATGATTCAGGAGTGGCCGTGTGAAAGCATCGAGATCAACGGTTGCTATCCGGGACCGTGGGCGGTGGTGAGCAGCGGCGACCGGCTAAATGGCGACGAAGGCCCGGCCTATGATTTGCGGCTGGGCTGGAGTTTGACGCGCTGGGCGCGGCAGATTTGGGAAGGGCGCAGGCGTATCGTGGAAATGATGGAGCGCACGGGCGCGGTCTGGGCGGGCGACACCGAAGAACGCAAGCTGAGCGAAAACGCCGAGCCGCAGCGCTACGCCATGCCAGGGCGCAGCATCATCGACTCGCGGTTTGCAGGCAGCAAGGTGGACAGCCCTGGAGGCGGCGAGCAAATCACCGTGCTAGAACGGCTGTTTGACGACGTTAACGGCGTGCTGTGCGAACCGGCGCAAGGTGTCAAGCTGGATGAAGGCAACCTGCTCATCGCGGACAAGCTGGCCGAGCGGCTGCTGGGAGAACCCGCGCTGCGGATCAACCGCGAATGCACCAACACGCAATTCATGCTGTTGAATTACACGCTGCCGGAATTTCGCGAGACGACAGCCAAGAAGGATGAAGCCTGCAAGGAGTGGCGGGATCTGCTGGCCTACCTGCTGCTGGCGCGGCCTGAATATCTCGATCCGCAATGGATGAAGCACTCCGGCGGCGGGAGCTATTGAAATTTTTTGACAAACCCACACACGACCATGACCACGACACCCACAAAGAAACCGGCACTGGAGCGACACACGGGAACGTATCTGCAATGGTGGCAGGTGCAGGACATTGCGGAGGAAGAGGGCGTGCCGATCAAGTCGGCGCGGGTGCTGCTGGGGCCGGGATCAGAGGCGAGAATTTACTTGAAGGGGCGGACAAAGCCGCTATACCTGCGGCGTGTCGTGCTGGTTCTCCTGGGTCTTTCACATGAAGTGAACGATCAGCGCAAGCTCTGATTTGCCCCCATGGACACCGACACCGAGAACGAAAGCCTGCACGACCTCGAGAACGAGGCGGTGAACGCGAGCACGAAGAAACCCAGCGTGGAGACGGTTAAGATCATTGACCAAGTGCAGAACCAGATGGGCGACCTCGGGGCATGGCTGGCGCAGGCCCGCAGCAACGAAGAGAACATGCTGGCACTGTGGGACGGCCAAAGCGAGGACGGGCGCAAGTGGGGCAAGAATTATGCGCGGGAGGTGTTCCCCTGGGAAGGGGCGGCAGACACCCGTGTGCGGCTCATTGACGCGGCGGTGGATGAAACCAGCCAGCTTTGCATGATGGCCTTCTTCAGCGCCAACCTGCGGGTGATGGCAATGGAAGCGGGCGACATCGACGCCGCTGGCCGGGTGCAAACGCTGCTGAACTACGAGGTGAAACAGCGGCTTAACTCCGAACTGTGGCGCGAAATGAATTTCCTCACGCAATGGACGCGGTTCTTTGGGCATGCGATCATTCACACCTCATGGAAACGTGAATTTACCACCGGCAGGGAGACGCTGACCGAGCAAGACCTGGCCGAACTGCTGGCAAGTGAAGGGCTGCTGCAACTGCAAGCTGAAACGGGCGCTGAGCCGGATGAACAGACGGCGGCACTGATCAGCGAAGCAAGCACAGCCGAGATCATGGACGCGCTGGAAAGCGGCGGACGTGGGGCGGAGTTGGAAGCGCTCATATCGCGCCGGTATCCGATGCTGGGAGCCAAGCGCATCAAGCAAATCATCAAGGACATGCGGGCGGAAGGCGTGGCGGAGTTTCGCCTGCCGGTGGAGAAACCCGGCCGGCCGTGCGTTCGCGCCCTGACACCGGGCATTGACGTGATTTATCCCGCGTGGTGCGATGATGTGCGCGATGCGCCCTGGGTGGCGATGGTGTGCCGCATCGGGGAGCCGGAGCTACGCGCCAAGGCCCGCACGGATGACTGGGACCCGGAGTTTGTGGACGCGATGATTACCGCAGGGCCTTCTCCGGTCATGGATGTGTCCATTCTGGAGCGCAACCTTTCGGCGCAGGTGAATCGCGTGCAGAATCGCGGTATTCGTGCGGCGCTGCAAAGCAGGCTGGATCATCCCGGCGACTGCTACGAGTATTTGCATGTTTATGTGAAGATGGTGGACGAGGACGGCATCGAAGGCATGCAGGAGATCGTCATGCGGCCCGACCTCAAGGACAAGCAGGGCCACATCATCCTCGCGCTGGACCGGCTGAATGATTACTGGCACGAAGGCGGCTGTTTTGTCGATTTCCGCAGGGAATGGAAGACGCGCAGCCTGTGGCAGACTCGCGGGGAGCCGGAGCTGGCCAACACGGCGCAGTGGGAAGTCAAGAGTTTGCGCGACAGCCGCATGGACCGCACCAGCTTGGCGACACTGCCACCATTGCGGGTGAACCCGAAGCGCATCGCGGGTGGGTCGGGCAAGTGGGACATCAAACCGGGCATGAAGATTCCGAACGGGCCGAATGATGAAACGTCCTTCCTGACCGTGCCGGGGCTGGACGGTGGGAACATCGAGATGGAGGCGAGTATTCGGCGCGATCATTGCAACTTGCTGGGCTTGGAGCATGCCGAACTGCCGCAGGGAAAAATTCAGATTCACCGGCAGTGGATCGTGAACGGCTTCCTGATTCAATGCCGCGAGATGCTGCAACGCATCCTGGCACTGGATCAGCAATACATGAGTCCGGTGCAGGTGAGCCGCGTGATCGGCAGCGGGCCGATGCCTTACACCGTGACACGGGAAGAAATCGCCGGGCAGTATGATCTGGCCCTGCATTTCGACGTGCGCAGCCTGGACACCGACTATGTGAAAGAGCGCTGGGCGGCGATCAACGAAGCGCTGAACAGCGACCGCAGCGGGGCGCTCAATGACGTGGTGCTGACACGCTGGAAACTCGCCAGCATTGACCCGAACCTGGCCGACTTGGCGATGGTGGACATGCAGGCCAAGAACAAGAACGAAGTCGAAGAAGAACGCACCGCGCTGGCCAAGCTCATGCTCGGCATGGAAACCGTTCCGCCCGAAGGTGCCAACGCCCGCGTGCGGTTGGAAACGCTGCAAGGCGAGATCCAGCGCAACCCCAAAGCGGCGGCGCAGTATCAGCAAGATGCGATGTTCCAGGAGCAGGTGAATGCCCGGCTGTCCAAGTGGGAATTTGACCTCACGCAGATGGACAACGCCCGCATCGGAGCCACCGGCTGGCAGCCAGCGGCGAAAGCGCCGACTGCGAGCGAGCAACTGAGTGCGGGGATGGCGGAAGCCGCCTAAAGGCGGAACTACACAACAAAGAACAATGAACACTTGGACAACAGACCTGCCGACTGAGAGCGGCTTTTATTGGTGGCGCTGGGATGCGCAGGCGACTCCTGAAGTCGTGGAGTGGGAGCAAGATATGCAGTGGATCTGCCATTGTGGTAGCGAATTGAGAACCGAAGCATCCAAGCACACGGGTGAGTTTTGGCCGGTCAAACTCAAAACACCTCAATAGCGGGCAGGAGTGCCAGCGCTCTTTTCCAAACCATGAAAATCTTGATCGAAACCATCATCGAAGGCGGGCCGCTGACCGAGGAGGAATGCACGAAGGCGCTGGCAGGACGGAAGGACACGCCGGAGATGCGGGCGGTGATGTCGCGCATTGAATACGCGATTGGCAAAGCGCGTGAGGACAGCGAGGCGCTGGGCCAAAAACCGCAAACACGAGATGAAGCCTGCGGCGCGGCGGTGCATCTGCGGCTGTTGCGCGAGGAGCTGAAGAACATGCTGGTGAGCGAGCGGCGGGTGGAATCCTGAAAGTTTGTTCGCTCTGTTCGTGTCCCGTTCGCTCCCGTTCGCTCCCGTTCGCTCCCTTGTGACGGCAGGGGATGGACATTTGATGTCCGAGGGGTGCAAGGTGTGTGTGCGCGGCATGGCTGCGCACCGCAACATGGCAAAAACCAAATCATCTCCCGTTCAAGAAGCTCCCGCACCCACGGTGCCGGAGCCTGTGGCGTCGGGACGCCGCAGTGAGTCGCCGGACCTCAAACAATCCGAGCAAACAGCCCTGGCTGAAGCTGAAGCAATGGCCGCTGAACTCGCTGGCATCGTCATGGACGAGCCGCAAGACGAAGCGCCTGTGAAAGCATCGCCCGCCAAGACTGCGAAAGCCGAACCATCGACCCCGGAAATCCCTGAATCGGAATTTGACCCTGACGCTCCGGTGTTAGGTGAGGAAGACGAGGACGTGGAGGAGGGCGCGGCGGTTGAGACTGACGACGACGACGAAAGCGAAGACGAGAACCCCAAGGTGGAAGCGCTCAAGAAGGAGAACTTCAAGCAGCGGGAGAAAGCCCGCGAGCTGAAGGAAACCCTGGCGACGCTGCAAGCCGAGAAGGACAAACTCACCGAACAACTGAAGCAACTGGAGACGCAGCCCACAGGACTGCCAGATCTGGGCGCGTTTGCAGCGGTCAAGACGGAGCAGGACATTCTGGAGATCGAATCCAAGATGACCGGCACGGCGGACTGGCTGGAAGAGTTGCTGGACCAGGGACAGGACACCTACGAGCTGAAGAATGCGGCAGGCGAGTTGCAGGAGTATTCCCGCGCCGACCTGCGCAAGATCCAGCGCGAGACGAAAGGCCAGCTCAAGCTGGCGGATCGGGCGCGCAGTGCGCTGAAGGTGGCGGCAGACAGCGAGACGCTGGCCCGCAAGAAATACCCGTTCGTGTTCAACAGCAAAAGCCCGCACAACGGGCTGGTGCTGGATCTGGTGAAGGAAACCCCGGCGCTCAATGCGCTGCCGAACAAAGCCGTGATCCTGGGCCGCCTGGCCGTGGGGAAACTGGTGGAGTCGGGCGGGTATGCGCTCGTCAAGATCGGTGCCAAGCCTGCGACGGCGGCACCCTCCAAAGTCGTGACCAAGACAATCTCAACCACCACGCCCCCACCACGGCGCACCAGTGCGCAGCGGGTGAACGAAGGCACGCTGGACCGGCTGGCCCGTGGCGACAGCAACGCGGCGATGGATGCCGCGATGGCGTTGCTCGACGGGCAGGAAATCTAACTCACCAACACCCAACAATTTAAGGAACCTAACTCTATGGCTCAAACATTTGATCGCTCGCAAACGGGCAAACGTGAATCACTCTCCGACGTGATCGCTGTCGTGGACGCGAAGAAGACCCCTCTCTTCGCTTCCATCTCCAAAGGCAGTGACCCTGCCAATTCCCTCATGCAATGGCAGGCCGACGCCTACGCCGCCCCGCAAGCCGGTGGCATCGTGGACGGCTCCGACGTGAGCACCACGGAGGACGCGGCTGAGAACCGCCGCATCCTCTCCAACTACACCGAGGAGTTCCGCCGCACCCCCAAGGTGTCCAATCGTGCGAACCTCTCGAATGTGGCCGGCATCGGCATGAAGCAGGAAATGGCTAAGGCCATCGTCAAGAAGCAGTTCGAGATCAAGCGCGACATTGAAGTGGCCTGGTCTTCGGACAACGTGGCGCAGGCCGACAACGGCACCGTCGGCTACAAAGGCCACGGTCTTGGAAGCTGGATCAAGGCGACGGCGCAGACCGTGCTGCCGGTGGATTCCGCGTTCCTCACGCCCTCCGCCTCCATCGACACCACCGCCATGGCTTCCCTCACCACGGCGCTCGCCAATGGCGTGATGGAAAGCCAGTATGCGCAGGTGGGTGCTGAAAATACCTACATGCTGCTGTGCGGCACCTCGCTGAAAAAGCAGTTCACCAAGATGGTGGGCTACCAGCCCGACCTCGCCAGCAACACCGCCATCAAGCGCACCAGCCGTGGCGATGAAGGCAAGTGGATGGACAACATCCAGGTCTTCACCGGTGACTTCGGCACCTACGAACTGGTGCTGAGCAACTGGCTGGGCTGGAACTACTCCACCAGCGCCAACAGCAGCTATCGCGGCTATGCCCTCGACATGGACATGCTGGAGTGCCGCTATCAGCAGCCGGTCAAGTATGACCCGCTGCCGAATCTCGGCGGCGGACCCCGTGGCGTGATCAGCGCCATTGTGGGCCTTGTCTGCAAGAACCCCAAGGGCCTCGGCAAATTCGCTGCCACCTCCTAGTAGGTGACGGATTCGGGGGCCGCGCATCCTACCCACGCGGAAACAACATCATTTCCAAACTCAATTCTCTGAAAGGCTAACATTATGGCTGACCAAGCAGTAACACTCGCAACCGCCACTTCGGCAACGAATGGCAAACTCCTCACCCGCCTTTCGGCGGAACAGACCCGTGAAACGGGTTTCACCCATCGCTGGCGCATCCCGTTTGACGTGCTCAACAACGCAAGCTGGACGACGCAGGGCGACACCGTGACCGTCACCCTCGGCAGCACGCCCACGAAATTCCTCGTGAGCAAAGCTGCCGCCGACATCCGCACCGCGTTTGCCACCACCGGCACGCTCACCCTTCAGGTGGGCACCGATGGCGACCCGGACAACTTCATTGACGCACAAACCGCCAAGACCGCCGCTGTGATCATCGGCGCGTCCGGTGCCGTGCCCGTCACGGAAGCGGGCACGGTGGGCATCGCCAGCGACGTGCTCACGGCGACGTTCACCACGCAGAGTGCGACCGGCGCGCCTGCGGACATCACCGCTGGCAGCGTGGACATCTACCTCGCGGTCATCGACCTCACCAACGCCAACTAATCCTGGCGCTCATCCCCTTTGCCGGGAGACCGGCATGACACCTGGGGCGTGTCGGCTGCTTAGTCATGTGGGCAGCAGGCACGTTCCAGGGGTGGGGTTAGTTTTCAAACACATGAACTGAAGCGGGCAGGAGTGCCCGCGCTCCCTTCTCAAATGGCTGCTATCGAACACGAATCTTTTCTGGAGTCTCTGGCGCTGGCTGGTGGCAATGAACTGCTGCAAGCCGTGGAGGCGGAGTTTCGCCTGGGCTGGGAACGCGAGAAGGTGGCGTGTGAGATGGAAGTTAACCGACTGAGCGAAGTGAGCGACCGCCTGCAAACCGCAGCGGTGGATGGCGTGGGCTTCATGGCGGCCGAGATTCCAGCGGCGTCTTACTATCACTGGATCAAGGAAGGCCAGAAGCGTGGCGAGAAGCACATCTGGCGGCATGCCGAGTTTCGCGAGGACTACCTCAAGAAGCATCCGCAATGCCGGGGCCGCTACCGCAGCGCCAAACCGCGCACCGGCTGGACACCGAGCACGCCGCCGGTGAACAAGATCAGCGCTGGCGGCATCTTCCGCGCTTCCAAGTATGAACGCATCACGCGGGAGGCTGTGGCATGAACACGGTGAGCTACACCAGCCTGCAAAACGGCATCCTGCGCAACATCAACGTGGACCCCACGAACAGCACCGTGACCACCACGCGGCTGAAAGCCGACGTGGCCGAGATGGTGACGCAGGCCATTGACAACGCCTGGCACTGGTGCATGGACGGCTGGCCGGAACTGCGCAAGACACTCTCCCGCACGGCGGTGGCGAGCATTATTTCCCTGGCACGCGGCACCAGCATTGACCCCATCGGCCAGGTGCTCAACGTGACCGAGCGCCATCCGTGGACCAGCGTGAACCCCGGCCCGGTGCCCTTTGCGGTGACGGGCGACGGCATCGTGCTGAATGACGACGTGGGCAGCACGGCCACGGTTTATGTGTCCTATCTCAAACCCGCGCCCAAATACACCGCCACCGACTGGGTGACGGCCACCGCGTATGTGGTCGGGGATCTGGTGCAAAGCGGAGGCTACTGCTATGAATGCCTGACCGCTCACACCAGCGGCACCTTTGCCACCGATCTGGCAGCGGCCAAATGGGAAGTGCAGGACGTGCCTGCTTTCTTGAGCACGCCGATCAAGACCGCCGTGACCGCCGCCATGCGCGAGACGCAGGGCCAGACGCAGCGCATGCAGGTGCTCGACCAGGTGCTTGAGCGCCAACTTAACACCGTGGCAGAACGCTACGACTTCAGCCGCACCGGTGGCGCACAGCGCGTGACCAGCGGCGGCTACAACTAACCTTTCCAAATCAAACCCTTATGCAAAACGCCATCGACCTACAAGGAAACGCCGGAGCCTGCCAGGGCGTCGTCATCGAATCCGGCACCACCGCCGTGACGGGTGACTTTTACGCCATTCAGGTGCTCGTGGCCGCCACGTTTACCACCTTCACCGAAAACGCCGCCAGTGGCGATGCCATGACCGGCTTCGCCGTTCCTGCCGGCACGATGCTTTACAACGGCAAAGGCATCACCGCTTTCACCATGAGCAGCGGCACCGTGCGGGCCTACAAGCGCAACGCCTGATTCTGAATGCACCTCGGACTTTCCATGACTTTGGCTGGCAGCAGCATAGGCAGCGGCATCCCCGACCTGCCCGCAGGCGCCACGGCGCGGTGGAATGTGCTGGCATCCACGGGAGCGGATGGGGATTTGATTGCGTCGGTTTCTGACCTCATTGGGAGCAACACGGCGACAGCGGCAGGAAGCGCAAGGCCGACGCTGAAGACCGGAGCCAATGGTTTGAATGGGAACCGCGTCATGCGGTTTGATGGGGTGGCTAATGCGCTCACCCTTGGCAGCAGCATTACCACCGTGGGCGATTTTACGATCATCGCCGTGAT